TGTCGTTCAAATCAAAGGAGAAAGCTATCGACTCAGACAGAAACGAAAGGCCGGGATTATAGCTGAAGCTAATCCTGAGTAAAACGGTGGATCAATATTGGGCCGTTGGTGGAGATATAAGTGGATCACTTTTCATCCGTCGTTGACAATCGTTAACCGGAGTGATGTCGCGTTCCGGCTGGCGTTCTGCAGTGTATGCAGTATTTTCGACAATGCGCTCGGCTTCATCCTTGTCATAGATACCAGCAAATCCGAAGGCCAGACGGGCACACTGAATCATGGCTTTATGCCGTAACATCCGTTTAGGATGCGACTGCCACGGCCCCGTGATTTCTCTGCCTTCGCGGGTTTTGAATGGTTCGCGGCGGCATTCATCCATCCATTCGGTAACGCAGATCGGATGATTACGGTCCTTGCGGTAAATCCGGCATGTACAGGATTCATTGTCCTGCTCAAAGTCCATGCCATCAAACTGCTGGTTTTCATTGATGATGCGGGACCAGCCATCAACGCCCACCACCGGAACGATGCCGTTCTGCTTATCAGGGAAGGCGTAAATTTCTTTCGTCCACGGATTAAGGCCGTACTGGTTGGCGACGATCAACAATGCGATGAACTGCGCATCGCTGGCATCGCCTTTAAATGCCGTCTGGCGAAGAGTGGTGATCAGTTCCTGTGGGTCGACAGAATCCATGCCGACACGTTCAGCCAGCTTCCCTGCCAGCGTTGCGAGTGCTGTACTCATCCGTTTTATACCTCTGAATCAATATCAACCTGATGGTGAGCAATGGTTTCAACCATGTACCGGATGTGTTCTGCCATGCGCTCCTGAAACTCAACATCGTCATCAAACGCACGGGTAATGGCTTTTTTGCTGGCCCCGTGGCGTTGCAAATGATCGATGCATAGCGATTCAAACAGGTGCTGGGGCAGGCCTTTTTCCATGTCGTCTGCCAGTTCTGCCTCTTTCTCTTCACGGGCTATCTGCTGGTAGTGACGCGCCCAGCTCTGAGCCTCAAGACGATCCTGAATGTAATAAGCGTTCATGGATAAACTCCTTAAAATGGCTGTGAAAATATCGCCCGAGAAATGCCAGGCTGATTAGGAAAACAGGAAAGGGGGTTAGTGAATGCTTTTGCTTGATCTCAGTTTCTGTATTAATATCCATTTTTTATAAGCGTCGACGGCCTCACGAAACATCTTTTCATCGCCAATAAAAGTGGCGATAGTGAATTTAGTCTGGATAGCCATAATTGTTTGATCCATTTTTCGGGACTCCTGGCTGATTAAGTATGTCGATAAGGCGTTTCCATCCGTCACGTAATTTACGGGTGATTCGTTCAAGTAAAGATTCGGAAGGGCAGCCAGCAACAGGCCACCCTGCAATGGCATATTGCATGGTGTGCTCCTTATTTATACATAACGAAAAACGCCTCGAGTGAAGCGTTATTGGTATGCGGTAACGCAGCGCTCAGGCGGCTTTGATAGTCATATCATCTGAATCAAATATTCCTGATGTATCGATATCGGTAATTCTTATTCCTTCGCTACCATCCATTGGAGGCCATCCTTCCTGACCATTTCCATCATTCCAGTCGAACTCACACACAACGCCATATGCATTTAAGTCGCTTGAAATTGCTATAAGCAGAGCATGTTGCGCCAGCATGATTAATACAGTATTTAATACAGAGCCGTGTTTATTGAGTCGGTATTCAGAGTCTGACCAGAAATTATTAATCTGGTGAAGTTTTTCCTCTGTCATTACGTCATGGTCGATTTCAATTTCTATTGATGCTTTCCAGTCGTAATCAATGATGTATTTTTTGATGTTTGACATCTGTTCATATCCTCACAGATAAAAAATCGCCCTCACATTAGAGGGCAAAGAAGATTTCCAATAATCAGAACAAGTCGGCTCCTGTTTAGTTACGAGCGACATTGCTCCGTGTATTCACTCGTTGGAATGAATACACAGTGCAGTGTTTATTCTGTTGTTTATGCCAAAGATAAAGGCTACCATCAGGCAGCCTTGTTGTTCTGTTTGTCAAGTTCTCTGGCAATTATTGCCGTCGTTCGTATTGCCCATTTATCGACATATTTCCTATCTTCCATTACAGGAAACATTTCTTCAGGCTTAACCATGCATTCCGATTGCAGCTTGCATCCATTACATCGCTTGAATTGTCCACGCCATTGATTTTTATCAATAGTCGTAGTCATACGGATAGTCCTGGTATTGTTCCATCACATCCTGAGGATGCTCTTCGAACTCTTCAAATTCTTCTTCCATATATCACCTTAAATAGTGGATTGCGGTAGTAAAGATTGTGCCTGTCTTTTAACCACATCAGGCTCGGTGGTTCTCATGTACCCCTACAGCGAGAAATCGGATAAACTCTATTCACCCCTACAGAGAGCAAAAGAGAAACGCCGATGAACAACTCATGGTGGCAGGAACTAATGCATTTTTTCCTGCAAGGAATGACACTTAAACAGTTGATTCATATGCTAATCATCCTGATCATATTGATTATTGTTATGCCGGTAAGCGTAAAAGAATGGATAAACCTGCATAATCCAGAAATCCTTCCTCATTACTGGATGTATTACATCCTGTTGTTTTGCGTTAGCTATGTGCTTAACGGCGTTGTTAATTCCGCTTATCACGCTGTGACTGAAAGAATTGAGGTATCCGCTGCTCAGAAGCGCAAATCTAAAGAAGAAAAATATGTGCAAGATTTGTTTGATTCATTAACTCTTGGAGAAAGAGCGTATTTGGCATTCGCTGTAGCCGCTAATAACCAGCTACAAACGGAAAAGGGAGCTCATGAATCAATTTCATTGCTCAAAAAAGGACTCCTCGTTCGAAGGCCTCCTGCTGTTGGATATCCTGATACCGACCGTTTCGTTATCCCTGAAAGCTATAGACATGAGTGCTACATTAGGTTTGCCGGGAAGGCAGACAGCCTTATGGATGAACTTATCGCTCAGGATAAGCATGGCAAAAACAAGTAATTAGCAAATGAATTTATCATCTCGCCGTCAGTTGTTTTGATTTCCGGTAGCCTGCCGCGTAAAGAGCTACGTTCGGAAGACAAGTTGAACCTTCATATTTTCTGGTCAACGTTGTCAGAGTTATCACTTCTGCTCTCATTGCTGGTTTGCGCTTGCATTGCAAGACCACTCGTGAAGGGGTTGGCCTGTGTAGCTTGTCGGAGCTGATCGCCTCCTGACTTTGCAGATTTGCGCGACGAGCTCTACGGCGAGAAGCTGCGGTGCCTTTAAATTCTGTTTTTCTGGACATGGATTCCTCCCGAATAAACTTTGGCGATGCAATCTCGAAGCTCCTCCTGAGACGGTTGCTTCGGCATTGCATCCCACAGCTTATGTGGTTGGGTGATCTGGCTTTTCAGCCACGTAGTCGAGAGTCGACGTTGTTTAAAGAGCCTGCCAGTCTGTTCCATTTGGCTTCCAGCGTCCTGCTGACGGTTAAATAGTACGATATGTACTTTACAAGATCAATACAATTTGTTGCAAGCTGGCGTGGTTTTTTATAACGCTTTGTATTTAATAGTGTTGTTTTTTAGCGTGGATGTATTGTCTCGGCGATGTAAGGAGAGATCAGAATTGCGTGGTTTAGTGGGTTGCATCTATTTATTTTTCAATAAATATAATTGGTTATGTGTTTTTAGGTGGGCGAACGTGAGGCAAAGAAAACCCGGCGCTGAGGCCGGGTTGTATTATGCTGCAAGTCTCTTAATCCAAGTCTCTCTTTTGGAGAATGGTAGAACTTGGCTTGATTCATGGAAGAGTAAGGAGAGTTGTTGCATTTGATCACCAATTGCTTCGCTGTCTATAACAACAAATCTGTTGTTATACTCCTCACTTGAAGCTTTAAGATCAATTAGTTTCCCAAGCAATGAGTAAGCACTATTCCAGCTTCCTCCGTGTTTCACGCTTGATGTAAAAACGTATTTAGGTATGTCGGTTTTTATTGTTACAGGGACGGTAATTTGATGTCCACTCAAGCCATATACGTTTTCACGAAGAGAAAGTGCGTCTCTAAGCTCTGTGTGATATAGATAATCAATAACCATACTTTCAAACTTTTCAGCTTGAACTGGCTGATACCAGTCTAACGACAAAGTTGATGCGAGTATACCAGCTCTAATTATGTTCGATGTAATCGCACCGACATCCTTTTCTGTTGCCCAAGCAATGATTTCTCCTCGAGCATTGAGTTCTGCGCCTTCTTTAAGCAGTAATTGTCGTATCTCATCAAGTCGTTTTTTGGTAAGCGAGATCCCTCTTGCCTCCATATTCATTAAGGCATCGCATCTGTCACTAACTAAATACCTACCATTGACTTCACGGATAAAGGCACCGACATGCTCTCCATCATCACAGTAAGTGAATGGACTGATAATTCTCAAGGTCTTGCCTATTGGATGGCATTCGAAACCTAGTTGTGAGATCACTGTTGAGCACATCATATTCCAAACCCCATTTGCCCCGACTCATCTTCAAGCGGTAAAGGTATTCTCCCAGAGTAAGTTATGTTCAGATGTTTACAGAAGTAATTCCAATACCCTACCAGGTCATCTGGGTTTATGTCATCTTCGATTGGAAACGCTATTCTATCACTATAGTATCCAGCTTCTTCATAGTATACATGGTAGTGAGCACCGTAAATGATATCTTGGTACTTCGGATGATCGACCTTGTAACTATTCGTGTGTTTGTCAAAGTGATAGGTATCTACCGCGAAAACCCTCTTGTTATGATAGAAAGCAATAATATTTATTTTAGGGTAAGAAATCGGGTCATCAGGTTCTGAATCCTGATCTGGTTTCCATTTCAGTTCAAACTTTAGCCCTTGTATAGGTATACAATCCTCATCCAAGGGGATGATATGAGCTTGTAGCCACATATCAGAGCGACTTGGTTTCTGTTTCCATTTAACGCCAGAAAAGTTAACTATTTTTTTACAATAAAGTACTTTATCAACTTCTACTTGGCTTGGCTGATAATCATCTATTTTTGCCAATGTTTACCGCCCTGTAAATTGTAGATAAAAGTGGTTTCATCACCCAAACGTCTCTTCAGGCCATTGGCTGGCGATAACTTTCCCCACAACGGAACAACTCTCATTGCATGGGATCATTGGGTATTGTGGGTTTAGTGGCTGTAGAAACACCTGACCGCTATCCCTGATCAGTTTCTTGAAGGTAAATTCATCACCACCAAGTCTGGCTATGCAGAAATCGCCGGGCTCAACAGCTTGCTCAGGGTCAACCAGAATTAACATCCCGTCAGGAAAGCTGGGTTTGGAACCTGTTGGTGCGGTCATTGAGTTACCTTCAACCTCAAGCCAGAATGCAGAGTCACTGGCTTTTTTGGTTGTGCTTACCAATCTCTCCGCATCGCCTTTGGTAAAGGTTCTGAGTTCTGGAGAGAACATCCCAGCCTGAACATGAGAAAAAACAGGGTACTCATATTGTTTTTTAACTGGGGCCGATGAGTATTCGCCAACAGGTGAAAATGTCCCGTCGTGGTTGAATGATATGTTATCAATACCAAGGTATTTAAACACCACACCAATATCACTAAGAGATGGATGACGAGATCCGCGCAACCAGTGTCCAATCCCACCCTGCGTCATACCTAGCTCTTCGGCTAACTTCTCTTGAGTTATGCCGAGCTCTTTCATTCTGGATCTAGCCAGTTCATACCATTTCATTTTCATGTCCTTATTATTACGCTTTGTACTGGAACCATCCATGCACAATGTGTATTTTTACTTGTATTCTTAAAGTACATATTGTATTTTTATTCGTGTTTACTATGGAGGGCATATGAGCAACCTACGAAAATATCGAGAGTCACTGAATATCTCTCAAACAACACTTGCTAAGGCAGTTGGATGCACACAGGGAGCTATCGGACATTGGGAATCTGGTCGTCGCTTCCCAGACCTTAAAACATGCCGTGCTCTTGTTGCATGCCTAAACAAGTTAGGCGCAAAAGTCAGTCTTGATGACGTGTTCCCGCCGGAACATAAAGCCGCTTAATAAGCGGATCCGCTCTTTGTAACAACGGACATTCGTCCTACGTCGCTGAAAAGCGAGTTCCAAGATATCTGACCAACTAAGGCCATATGCGTTTCCACGCATACCTTTCAACTAACTATTCACTATTGGAAATCTTAAGAAATGGAAAGAACAAGTTACAGCAAACTATCACAGCGTGACGTTGATCGCGCAGAAACAGATTTACTTATCAATCTGTCAGCTATTACCCAGCGCGGTCTGGCAAAGATGATTGGCTGTCATGAATCGAAGATAAGCAGAACGGACTGGAGATTTATTGCTTCGGTCTTGTGTGCTTTCGGAATGGCATCAGACATAAGTCCGATTACCTTCCAACGAAACGCTCCAGAAATAAACGCAAGCCAATCCCAAAAGAATCTGACGTAAAAACCTTCAACTACACGGCTCACCTGTGGGATATCCGGTGGCTAAGACATTGTGCGAGGAAAACAAGGTGATTGACCAAAATCGAAGTTACGAACAAGAAAGCGTCGAGCGAGCTTTAACGTGCGCTAACTGCGGTCAGAAGCTGCATGTGCTGGAAGTTCACGTGTGTGAGCACTGCTGCGCAGAGCTGATGAGCGATTCGAATAGCTCGATGCACGAGGAAGAAGATGATGGCTAAACCAGCGCGAAGACGATGTAAAAACGATGAATGTCGGGAATGGTTTCACCCTGCATTCGCTAATCAGTGGTGGTGCTCTCCAGAGTGTGGAACCAAGATAGCACTCGAACGACGAAGCAAAGAACGCGAAAAAGCGGAAAAGGCAGAAAAGGCAGCAGAGAAGAAACGACGACGAGAGGAGCAGAAACAGAACGATAAACTTAAGATTCAAAAACTCGCCTTAAAGCCCCGCAGTTACTGGATTAAACAAGCCCAACAAGCCGTAAACGCC